AAAGTGAGTAGAATTACCTAGAAATAAGGGCATTTTATACTAAAAAACGTTTTAAAATGCCTTTATAAATATGCTTCGCCTTTTTATCTTATTGAGAGTTATTCTCTGGATACTACCCAATAATACCCTTTTAAATGTGCTGAGTCCTTGTGATCTTGGCGTCCATTCTATCAGCAACTCCCAGAAATGTCAACACCCCTCGATGTAATTTTCCCAGCGTCAGTGTTTGCTAATTTCTGAGATTCGCGCCTATAAATACGTGAGCGCGATTGACAATATCTCTCTGATAGTCTAGACTCACTAAGTATCACCAACTGGAGCAGATTCATGTCAGTTTCTTACAATCAATCTCAGAAGCAACGTTACAGAATCACCCTGGATATAGAGGTGTACGATGACTTCAACCCCCACCAAATTGACTTCGAGGAGTTATTTGGAATGGAAGGAACTGAGCGGGTTGTTGATAGTTACGTTGAGGATTTGAGTAAACCTATCAGTTGGTGATTGTCAGCTCCTATCACATTTTGCGTGGAATGACAGTGTTATGTGCCAGTGATATTAGCGGCACACGATATAAGCACGTGGGTGCATATGCCCTATATTAGGTACATCGGAGGGGGATCACACTCAACCCTCCGTTAACACTTCACTCCAAACATTTTCTGATCATGCGTAAGATTGAACAGCAAATGAACAACGCCATTTCTAACAATCAGAATTGGCAATCTGGCAACACTTCTGTTCACTTTAACGAAGAAGAAAACATCTCCATTGTTCGCCTGCACGGCAACAAGATTGCTGAGGTTGGTGATACTTTCATCCGTCTTTTTGATGGTGGTTGGCAGACTAACACCACCAAATCTCGCCTGAATGCTATTCTCTCAGAGCACGGAGATGTGGGCGATCGTGTATTCCAAAAGGCATTCGATTGGTTCGTTTCGATGAACACTGCTCAAGGAATTACAACCGTTCCGTTCTTCTCTTCCATGAAACTTGCTAACTACTGATTGACACTTTCGTCGGGGTTATTCGTGGGGGTTCTTGTTAATCAGTGCCCCCACAGTTCTTGACAGTTTCGGCGGCAATGTGGTAGGATATTCGTGTTAGGCAGTCCCCGCGATTATGGGGGCGTTTATATGCGGCGGCGATGCGTATATAAAAATGCCTAACTACCCTAACCTACAGAGGTGACAAAACGCGAGAGTGATTTCGCTTTTCTAAAAAAAATTTTTGGTATGAAAAAAATGTCTGTAAGACGGAGCAAAGCGTCACCGTATTGGAATTTTTGGAGAGTTGTTTTTGCAGGCTGGTTGATACGATATCCTGGAAAGTTTATGCGCCCCTTCGCATTTCTCGGAGGGTTTTTTCTTGTGTTGATATATAATGCGCTTGTAAATTAAAAAGGTTAAAAAAAATTTTCGGAGGAAAAAATTGTATGTCCAGGATTTATCACATTTACGCTAAGGGTGAGTGTTTATATCACAGTTTAAATGAGCAACAATTCCAAGATACCTGGCAACAACTTCAAGGTATGGTAGGATTGATGAAGACTGACTATTCTAGGGAAGATCTCTCATATGAAACTGTGCATTTACTCACAGAAAATCATATGTACGGTGAACCGACAGGACACGACTCCTATTGACAACTACATATCACTGAACTATAATTGAACTGAAGTTTATTCCGACTCATGGCAAAAGGATTTACTGTTAAAACTGTACCACCCAAAAAGAAAGCACAACAAGATATTGGGTGGGACATTGATGCGATTAAGCAACGGATGCAAGGGAAGAAGATTGTATTTTGTCTTCCAGGGCGCGGTTGCTCGTATGTATTTTTAAAGAACTTTGTACAACTGTGTTTTGATCTTGTACAAAATGGAATGAGTATCCAGATCAGTCAGGATTACTCATCAATGGTTAACTTTGCACGTTGTAAGTGTCTTGGTGCAAACGTATTGCGGGGCCCTGATCAAGTACCTTGGGACGGGAAGCTCGAGTATGATTATCAACTGTGGATTGATAGTGACATTGTATTCACGACTGAAAAGTTCTGGCAACTGTGTGACTTGGCAATCAACGCTAAGGGCGAAGAGAAAGAAATCGTTGCAGGATGGTACTCCACAGAAGATGGACAGACTACTTCCGTTGCACACTGGTTGGAAGAAGATGACTTCCGTAAGAACGGTGGTGTAATGAATCATGAAACACTTGAATCTATTTCTAAGCGTACAAAACCTTTCACGGTTGACTACACAGGTTTTGGATGGGTGATGATTCAGAATGGTGTATTTGAGAATTCTGAGATGAAGTATCCATGGTTTGCTCCTAAGATGCAAATCTTTGAAAGTGGTGCAGTTCAGGACATGTGTGGCGAAGATGTGTCATTCTGTCTGGATGCCATTGATGCAGGATATGATATCTGGTGTGATCCTCGTATTCGTGTAGGCCACGAAAAAACTCGCGTTATTTGATAGGAGATTATTATGGCAGTTCGTTCAAAGGTTGGTTTGGTTAAAGACGGGTTTATGCCCGGCAAACCGAAAAAAACTCGTCAAGGAGAGGGAAAAAATACAAAGTATGCCGCAACCTCTCGTAACGGAAAACGTAAAGCATATCGTGGACAAGGAAAGTAATAAAGTTTATTCTAATTTCCATAATCAGTTATTATTTGTTGAAACAAAAATTTCTTCATCTGATTTAAAAAAACTGAAGGATAAAGCAAAACTTTGCCTAGAAACTGAAGACAAATTTTCTAAAGCAAATAATTTTTTAGCTGGAAATATGGAAAAAGAATTTAATCTTAATGAAAGTTTTGAAAAAATTCTTTTTCCATATTCCTCTTCTCTTGCTAATGAATATAACAATTTAAATAATAAAACTCTAGGAGATACAAAAAAACAAGTTTCAAGTTGGGTTTCTACAGGTTCATGGATAAATTTTCAAAAAAAACATGAATTTAATCCAATACATGATCATACAGGAACTTATTCTTTTGTTCTCTGGATACAAATTCCTTACAATTTAGAAGAAGAATTAAAATTAGACAATTGTAAAAATTCAAATACTGAACGTAATTCTTTATTTTCTTTTACTCATCTCAATCAATATGGAGAGATAGTTACAACTCCACTGAAAATTGATAAAACGTGGGAAGGAACTATGATTTTATTTTCATCACGTTTAAAACATGAGGTGTATCCATTCTTTACTTCTGATGACTATAGAATTTCTATATCAGGTAATTTAGTTAAGAAGATATCATCTAAAAAAACTTTTTCTTATCAGTAATGGTAAATAGATGTAACGACTATGTTACGTCATGGCAGCATTAATTTGTAACCTCCCCTCAGTTGAAGTGTGGGTAAGAAAAGAATATCTTACTGATCATCAGTCTGGGTGGGGAGAATACGTAAAGGGCGTTTGGGTTTCGGCAAAGTCGATTCCTGGACGCGCTTTTTATTTTGAAACATACTTACCAGAGTATGCAGCAATGTATGATAAGTTACCTATCAGTGCATTTTTATCGGAGCCTAAGAAACCTGATCCTGATATGAGTTTACAGAATCTTCAGTTTTGGAACTGTATGGATTATGGTGTGGTTGCAGTACAGAAACAATTTATTGGTAGTATGGACTATGAAGTCTATACAAGAGATCATGGAATCATGAAAGGCACATATATCTGCACATTAGATAATTACCATCAAGATCCTGATGTTATTGATTATGCAACATCAGAAAACCCTGCAGAACATAAGTCCCATAATTTGATAGAACTTGTTAATGGACAGTATGCATTGTATCCAAACAACAGAACAAGAATCTATGATAATAGTCTGACTCCTGAGAAACCAAAAATGCCAGATTTCAAAGTATCAACTGAGTATTATCAAGTTGAAAATGGATACGACAGAATGGGCCTTGGTGATCAAGAAAGTTACTTCTGGAAAACCGCTCAAGAACGAGATAAATAAAGCATATTTGCTTGTAAAAAGTGCCAGTTCAACGTGCCAGTAAATCATTTAAGGATGTTTCGATGTCCTTTAAGGTAAGTCCGCTTACCTATGATTTAATTGCAAATAAAAATGAAACTGCAATTGCACGTTCAATTCGCAACTTAATTCTTACTACTCCTGGTGAGCGTCCTTTCAATCCGGAATTAGGATCACAAGTTAGTCAATTATTATTTGAACCAATTGATAATATTACAACTCAAGCACTGAAGGAGCAGATTGAGAATACTGTTAATAACTTTGAACCTAGAGTAAGACTTCGTCAAGTTATTGTTAAACCCAATTATGACGCAGAATTATATGATATCTCTATTCGTTATGACATTGTTGGGATAGAAGCAAACTCCCAGCAATTATCATTCGCATTACAACAGACACGATAATGGCACTAGTCAACTTTGCCAATTTAGATTTCGATCAGATTAAGCAGTCGATTACAGATTATCTGCGATCGAACTCTAATTTTACCGATTATGATTTTGAAGGATCTAATCTTTCAACTATTATCGATGCGTTGGCATATAATACGTATATAACCTCATATAATGCCAATATGGTATCTAATGAGGTATTCATTGATTCCGCCACTCTCAGGGAGAATGTGGTGTCTCTGGCGAGGAATATAGGTTATACTCCCCGCTCCAGTAAGTCATCAAGAGCTAATATTTCTTTCATTGTTAATACCACCGGTTATAGTGTAAAACCACAAACAATAACACTCAATAAAGGAATTGTCGCAATTTCAAGAACATTTGGTAACGTAGACTATACTTTCTCCATTATGGAGGATATTACAGTTCCTGTTGTAAATGATATTGCTACTTTTAGTAATATTGATGTTTATGAGGGAACCTATGTAACGACTGAATTTAGTTACAACTCCTACGATCCCAATCAAAGGTTTATCTTAGATAATCCAAATATTGATATATCTACAATTAATGTTACTTGGAAACCATCGGAATTCTCATCTGTAAAGAGAAAGTACCGTAGATCTGATAGTTTATTTGAAGTAGATAGTCAATCTCCAGTATATTGGGTGCAAGAAATTGAAGATGAAAGATACGAATTAATTTTTGGAGACGGTGTATTTGGTATTGCTTTGCAAGAACCAAACTTTTTAGAAATAAGATATCTTGTTAATAATGGTGTTAATTCAAATGGAGTTTCTGATTTATCATTTAGTGGTAAATTAACTACATCTAGAGATAATATTACTATTAATGACGCCATTTCACGTATCACTGTTAATACACCATCTTATGCTGGTGCTGATATTGAAAGTGTCGAGTCAATTAAAAAGTATGCTACTCAAACTTATGCTTCTCAAAACAGAGCGGTGACATCAACTGATTACGAATATATCATCCCTAAAATTTACCCCGAGGCGGAATCTGTTTCCGTATTTGGTGGAGAAGAATTGAATCCTCCACAGTTTGGAAAAGTATTTGCAAGCATCAAACCAATTAATGGTGCATATCTCTCCAATTTAGTAAAAGATAATATCAAGAGAGAAATTAAAAAATATTCAGTTGGTGGTATTGATTTGGAGGTAACCGATCTGAAATATCTCTACATTGAAGCACTTGTTAATGTTTACTATGATTCTAATAATGCAAATAGTGGTGATCAGATAAGATCAATCGTTTCTACTAACATTGATCAGTATGCATCATCAACTGAGATTAATAAATTTGGAGCAAGATTTAAGTATAGTAAGTTTCTTAACATTGTAGATAACAGCAATCCTGCTATAACATCAAACATTACTACGATTCAAATGAGAAGAGATTTAAGAGCTTCTCTAAATGCGTTTGCTGAATATGAAATTTGCTTTGGTAATAGATTCCATGTTGTAAATCATGGACATGGTACATATAATGGTAAAATAGGATACAATATCAAGTCTTCTGGATTCCAAGTGAGTGGAGTTGCAGGAACCGTCTACCTCGCTGATGCTGCAGATCAGTCTTTAGAAACTGGAACTGTTAATCTAATTAGATTAAATTCTGCTAGCGAAGCATCTATTGTTAGAAGAAATATTGGTTCAATTGATTATAAAAAGGGAGAAATAAAGTTAAATCCTATCAACATTATTTCAACAAGTATTAATAGGCAATTTCCACTTATTGAAATTTCTGCTGTTCCTTATTCTAATGATATCATCGGATTACAGGATCTTTATATTCAACTAGATACTAATAACGTAACAATTAATTCTATTAACGATAGAATATCCTCAGGTTATGATGTATCAGGATCCGATTACATTGTTTCTTCAAGTTTTGCAAATGGAAGTTTAGTCCGTGGCACAGTTGATATGACAACAAGAACTTCTAGTATACCTAGTGCAAGTTCACCGCAAACAGGGACGACAATGTCCTCAACTTCATCAAATTCTACTTCCTCACCTACTTATTCATACTAAAGACGTAAGATGATATCAACCGATTTACAGAGAGTACAGATTCAGGACATCATTGAGTATCAATTACCTGCATTTGTGAGGGATGACTTTCCCTTGGTTGGTGAATTTCTAAAACAGTATTATATTTCTCAAGAATATCCTACTGCACCTTCTGATATTATACAAAATATTGATGAATACGTAAAGTTAGAAACTCTTCTCGATACTCAAGATGAGACAAATCTTGGGGCAGATATTTCTTTTAGTGATACTACAATCACTACAGGTTTTGATTTGGAATCAAACCAATATGGAACATATCAATTTCCAGAAAGATATGGTTTGATCAAGATTGATGATGAGATCATTTTATATTCATCTAAAGACAGAAACTCTTTTAATGGTTGTATTCGTGGATTTAGTGGAGTAACCGCACTAGGTAATGATGATGAAAAACTTACATTTTCATCATCGGAATCTACATCTCATACTCAAGGTGCTAGAATCATCAATTTGAGTAATGTTTTATTAAAGAAATTTTTAGAGAAATTAAAGCAACAGATTGCACCAGGATTTGAAGGAAGAGAAATTGATTCGGATGTAAATCAAAAACTATTTTTATCAAGATCTAAAGATTTTTATCAATCTAAAGGCACCGATGAATCTTTCAGAATTTTATTCGCTGCACTTTATGGAGAAAAAGCAGAGGTTGTTAAACCAAAAGAGTTTTTGTTTAAGCCTTCTGATGCTCAATACAGAAAAACGCGAGATATTGTTGTAGAAGCAGTTGTAGGAGATCCTTCAAAGTTAAAAAATCAAACACTCTATCAAGATGCATATCCTGAATATGGTATTGAGGGAGCATATGCTACGATTGTAGATTCCGAAAAGCTATTAAGAGGAGATAAAACTTATTATCAACTTAGCGTAGACTTTGATTATAGTAAAGATATAGATCTTACTGGTGGAACTGTATTTGGAGACTTTACTGCTCATCCAAAAACTCAAAATACTACTTTAGTCGCAACTGGTTCGTCAATAATTGATGTTGATTCAACAATTGGTTTTCCAGATAAAGGACAAATTTATGTTAATGGGCAAAGTGGAATTTTAACATATCGTTCAAAAACCATAAACCAGTTTACTGAAGTAGGTTTAGCGCATACCTCTA